AAAAAAATTTCAAGAAAAATGAGACACTTGGGACACTTTCCGTGGGTCATCCCACAAAAACGGGGTAAAAACGGGGTGTGTTTTGAATCGAATCTGGTACAGTGTTAATAAATGCAATAATATCAATACTTTATAATTGCATAAAATTTGAAAAGATTTTATTTCAAATAAAATCAATATGTTACAATAAACAGTAAAAAAAATCGCTTGGTTGGCAAAAATTAAAGTAAAAATCGCAATGAACATAATTGAAAAAACCTATTGAAAAAAGCGATAAAAACATCTAATATGGGCTTATTCATATAAAACGGACGATTTTTAAGGCTAAATTATGGAGGAGATACGATGAAACTATCAAAACCAATAGGATTCCCCAAGGACGATGAACCATCCCTGTCGGATATCGTGGATAAATTGGTTGCAAACACCTACCAAATCCTACAGTGGAAATTTATTTTTGCGACGAATCGAATGTTAGAGGACGAGGACGAAGCAGTGAAAGCAGGATTACCCCGTGGGTATGTTAATTTTGATCATACGAAGTTGGAACAAATTGTTTCAATGGTCGAACCGTTGTTAAAAGACGCTCAAGCGACTCGGAAAATTGAAGCCCAATCGTCGAAGGATATTATCAAATTAATAGCCCAGGGAAAAATCTCACTCGATGAGGCGATAAAATTAATGTCGTTGATGAAAATAAAATTGGAAGTTGACGAACGGGAAATAAAAAATCAATTACAAAAGGAAGTAATAAAATTAATGAGGAGTTAGAATTATGGTCAATGCTCGAGCAAAGGGGGCAAGGGGTGAACGTGAATTTTGCAAATGGTTGCAGGAAAAACTTGATTTGCCGATCACCCCTGAACGGAACCTCGATCAAGTAAGGAATGGCGGAGCTGATATTGTTTTTCCTCCGTTTGTTTTTGAAATAAAACGGTGCGAATTATTAGCTCAACGTAAATGGTGGTTACAAGTGAAAAAAGCAAGTCGAAAAATGCCTGGGCTAATCCCGGTAGTATGTTATCGACGCAACAACCACCCGTGGGAATTTCTGATTCCTAAAAGTCCATATGGTTATGATGAAATGGGGGAAGGGGATTTTATTCGATGGATGAAAAACGAATATCGAAAAACGACCATAAACACGTCAAATTTTAACATTGGGGCGGTATGAATGTAATCGTATATGTTTATTGTAAACATCGATAAAATACGTGTATACGCTCGATATATGCGATATTATGATCGTATGAAATGTCAATATGCGTTGATTGAATTATTGCGAATATTTTATTGACATTTTATGTTAATTATCGTATGATTGTGTTTATGAATAAAAATGTATTTATTCGAGGTAGATTGGTTAGGAAGGTTTTTTCGCAGCCTGCGATTTTACGATATGCTGGCTTTCTCCATGACTGGGGCTTAAATGGGAATCAAATATAAAAAAAATTACGACAACCGGGCATACAAAATTTTAGCCAAACCACTGGCTTCAGAGTTGGACGTGTGCCTGGAGTTTGGTATTTCTGATGAAACGTTGGAAAAATGGAAATCGGAAAGCCCCAGTTTTCATTGGTCGATTCAAAAAGGCTTGTTACGAGGCGAACAAAAACTACGAAAAATCCTATTTAGTTTGGCCTTTTGTTCGCCCAAGGACTCGAATACGAAACTCCTCACACTGCTAGCCAGTAACGTATACGGTATCAACGAGGAGCATTTAACGACGATTCGCAACCAGAACCCAGTGGAAAATCCCGAGGAAATTATGAAAGCACGGGGAATCCCTATTCCCGATATTGAGGTTCCCGATGTTAGCATATGAGGATATTGATATACTTGAGAGTTGGTGGGTTAATAAAGCCCGAATAAATTTTTGGGCATATCGACAATTCATGAGAGCCAGCAATTTTAAAATTGGCTGGTTTATTAAGGCTTTATCGGCTGCTTTACAACAGTTTTACGTGGATTATTTATCACAAAAACGTCCTATTTTAATTATTACTTGTCCTCCACAGCATGGGAAATCATGGAGCATCGAGGATATTATTTCATGGATCGCTGGACAAAATCCAAACTTAAAACAGGTTTATGCGTCATTTTCGGAAAATTTGGGGATTCGCTGTAATGCCAGTATTCAAAGGACGATCATAGGCGAAAAATATCAACAGATTTTTCCCGATACGACGATTAATAGTAAAAACGTTGTAACTCTTTCTAATACTTACAAGAAAAATTCAACTCTGATTGAATTTATCAACAAAACTGGCTCTTTTCGTAATACTACGGTTAATGGGCCAATCACGGGGGAAGGACTCGATATCGGTTATATCGACGATCCGATAAAAGGCCGCAAGGAAGCCGAATCAAAATTGATTCGTGATGGAGTTTGGAACTGGTTTTGTGATGACTTTGGTACTCGCTTCGCAGACGATGCAGGTTTTATCGTTACCGCCACTCGCTGGCATGTTGATGATTTGGTTGGTAGGTTGATTAAAAAATACGGCATGGATCGTATTACACTTTTTAAATTTCAAGCGATCGCCGAGCAAGACGAGGAATACCGAAAACAAGGTGAACCATTATTTCCCGAATTAAAATCGTTGGAGTTTTTATCCGAAAAGAAAAACGTTTTATTGCCCGCATCGTGGGAATCGCTATATCAACAAAGTCCAGTAAAAGCGAGTGGAAATATGATTCATCGGGAATGGTGGCAATGGTGGGAAGCTTTACCGCTTTTCGATTTTACTTACATTGTCGCCGATACAGCGCAGAAAAAGGGAAATCAAAACGATTATACCGACTTTCAATACTGGGGCCACGGTCACGATGGGAACATTTATTTAATTGATCACGTTCATGAAAAATTCACAGTTCCCGAGGTCGAACGAGAAGCCGAGATTTTTTATTTGAAACACGCTGAACCCTTTAATGGCGGCGTTTTTCGCGGCATGTGTATTGAGGATAAAAGCTCGGGAATCGGGCTGGTTCAACGATTTGAGGAAAAAAATTACAAAGTAAATGGGATTCCACGAACGGCGGATAAAGTAACAAGGGCATATGATGCAGGTCCTGAAATTAAAGCGGGGAAAGTTTTTCTCAATACACGAGTTTCAGACGTGCATGTAATCACCGATGAAGCAATGACATTCCCGAATGGAACATTTGATGATGCTTTTGACTGCACGATGAGCGCTATTGAAGTAGCATATATTTACCCTGAAATTTTAAACAATGAAATTTTCGTAGGTTGAAGGATATTATGGAACTACAAGTGGGCAAGGAAATTTTTAGAAAAACCCTCGAGGATCGAGCAGGAACTGAAATTGAGTGCCTTCGAATCGCAGGGAAAGGCGATATTATTATTTGCGATTCTAACGAAGTTCCGCCTGATGATTGCTATTTAATTTTGATGGTCGGATCGAGTAAATTAGAAAATCAGGGAATATACATTCCTGCTTTGCCCACTGGCGATACGGTACGAGTAACCCGTGTGGAAATTTCCACAACAATCAATTTTATTTAAGGTCGGCATAATGAACCCACTTACATTTCTTTATAATTTAGTTAAGGAAAAACGTAATTATGCGATTGCGGAGAGCTACCATTATAAAACTCCATCGCCCGTTTTTTCCACTTGGTCCTTAAAATCCGCAGTCAAGGATGGATACAAGAAAAATCCGTGGGTTTATCGATCAGTATTTTTGAAGGCTAAAGCAGGGGCTTCAGTAAATTGGTATGTCGCAGACTCGGACGGAAAAAAAATTGACGGTCACCCATTGACAATACTTTTTGATCGACCGAATCCGTTTATTTCTCGCCAAGACTTATTTGAATTGATCATCGCCTGGCTCGAGTTAACCGGCAATTCGTACATGAAAAAAGTTTTGGTAGGTGGACAAGTAAAGGAACTTTGGCCGATATCGCCCGATCGCTTAAAACCCGTTCCTACGAAAAATGTAATAAAATGGATGGAGGGATATTCATTAGACCAAAGCAGGAAAGTTACATTCCAGCCCGAGGAAATTATCCACAATAAATATTTTAATCCCGCTAATCCACTTTTAGGAATTTCACCGTTGGAGGCCGTGGCAAAATCAGTTGATATCGACAATGCACAAAAAGACTTTAACTTGGCATCAACTCAAAATCGCGGCGTCATTGATGGGGTTTTTTCATTTGAACGGAACTTTGCGAGTCAGGATGAAGCTGATGCCGTATCCGATCGACTGAACGAGAAATACCGAGGGAAGCGAACATTCGGCGTACTGGGTTCTAATGCTAAATATATCAGAACGGCATTAACACCCGTGGAAATGGACTTTTTAAATTCAGGTCGGAAGAGCATGGAGGAAATTTTTGTCGCCTTTGGCGTTCCTCCAGTTTATGCCGGTATTATGCAAGCCGCGACTTTAAATAATTATAAAACGAGTGAACTCGTTTTTTGGTTTGGTACGATGTTATTCCTCCTCGACGATTTGAAGGACACATTTAATTTTTCGTTAAGCGATCAACTAAAACCTGGAGAACAACTTGTTTATGATTTATCCGGAGTTCCGGCGATTCGTGAAGCGATGCTATCAAAAACGAAGGTTGCGAAAAATCTCTACGATATGGGAGTTCCATTCAAGCAGCTGAATAAAATTTTTAAACTCGGCTTTCAGGAATTTGAAGGTTGGGAACAAAGCAATCCACTAAATCAAAAATCCACGGAGCAGGTATCGCAATCAGAACGTTCCACGATGAAAAGGCGTTATACGCTGGTTGAAAAACGAGCCAGTAATTACAATAAGTTGCTTAAGAAACAAGAAAAATTGAATCAAAAAGTCATTCACGACCTGCTTCAAACTCAACAGGAAAGCATTTTTGATTTTTTCGACGAAAAGGGAATTACAACACAGGGCATTGATGAAAAAATCGCCGAATCAACCTCATTGTGGAAGGATGCTTTAGAAAAAATATACATTGAAACGTCACTGCTTTTTGGGGCGGATATGGTGATTGAAAAAAGGTCCATTGAAGACGATTTGACAAAGGAAATTGAAAAATATTTATACCAGGAGGACGTTGTTTTAACTGAAATCTCGTTGATGGATGAAACCACAGCGACTAAAATTGTTAATATCGCAAAGGAAGCACTCGGTTCAGGTGCTACGATGAACGAGGTTCAGCAAGCCATAGTGGATTGTGGAATTTTTGACGAAAAAAGGGCTTTGATGTTGTCACGAACTATTACGGGTACTGCTTCCAATTTAGGCCAAATTTACGGTGCTTCACTCGCCGGGGCAACGATGAAAACCTGGACTACTGCGGGTTTTGAAGTCAGGGAAAGTCATCAGGCTTTGGAAGGGCAAACAATAAAAATTGACGAATATTTTATCGTAGGGAGCGAAAAGGCTTTGTTCCCGCTCGATAACCGATTAAGCCCAGGGGAAAGGGTAAATTGTCGATGCACGTTATTTTACTCTGTGGGCGAATAAATTAATTTAAACAAGGAGCTGATTGTGAATAAAAAACTTGAAGTTCGTTCGTCGGGTGAAATACGGAGCACGGAGGGAGAAGGAATTTGTGAGGCCTATTTAACCCGATGGGATACGATTGATTCATGGAACACCACTTTTGAGGAAGGTGCTTTTAAAAAATCGTTCAAAAAAAGGGGTGCCGAAGGCATTAAATTAATTTGGAACCACGAGGAGCTCGCCGGTAAAATCCTCGAGGTTTCAGAAGACTCAACCGGGCCGAAGGTTAAAGTGCAATTTAACCTCAACACCCGGACTGGCAAGGAGGCTTTTGAACACGTAAAAGCTGGCGACGTGCAATGTTTTTCATTCGGTTTTACCACGCTTAAAGACCGATGGAAAAACGGGATTCGATCGATCCAGGAAGTGGATATCGTTGAGTGTGGACCTGTAGTTTTTCCTGCGAACGAAAAGGCGAAAATTACGGGCGTTCGTGCTGAGGACTTTGATGAAACGATCGAAGAAAATGCCCTCCGACGTAAAAGGTATGAACTTATCGATGCGTTGAGCGTTACCCTCGACGATATTTATTGGGGTCCTAATAGCGATAAATTGGATAACATTCTCCCACTGATGGACGTTGCGATTTCAAAATTTCATACGGCATATCTCGATTGGCTAAAGGACTGGTATGATCGCTATGGAAATCGCACTGGCGGATCGCCTCGTGAATTGAGAACAAGCGTTCAAAAGGTTTTAAATTCCATTGATTTTGACGACTTAAAAAGTCAAACCGGTTTTACCGATGATGAAATTAAGCGGTTAACTCGCAATCAACTGCTTTCTACCAGGAGCCGGGAAAAAATGGAAAAAGCCCCGAAGGAACTTCGGATCGCTTATAACGAATTGCGACGGGCTAAAGTTGAAGCCCTTTGCGATGAGTTCCGAAACTCGGGTTTTTCAAACGTCGAACGGGAACGATTTTTTAACCTCCTTGATTTTAGGAATAAGGAAATTATTGACGAATCCGGAGCCAGGGAGATTATAAATTTTTTGACCGATTTTAGGAGTAGGCTTTAATTTTAATTAATAAAGGAGATTTAGAAAATGGCTGATGAATTAACATTGAAGGATTTACACGAGGAAATGGGCAAAACTTTTGAGGCGTTCAAGGAGGCCAACGACAAAGCCCTGAAGGAAGCAGAAACCCGTGGGGGAAAAGCCACCGCCGAGACTCGGGAAAAAGTCGATGCCCTGAACGAGACGATTACGGAGCTGAAAAAGTCCATTGAGGAAATTGAAAAACGTGCTGGCCGTACCGGAAACTTGAAAACTCCCGAGGGCGAGGACGATGCCGAAAAGGAACTGCGAGCCCAGGCATATGAAAAATATATCCGGTATGGCATGGGCGAGAACGCTGCCGTTGATATGTCGCCGGAGGAAAAAAGGGCACTCGCAGGAACTGCCGACGATGACGGCCAGTTTTTGGTTCCCACTGATTTTGAAACGAATCTCATTATGAAAGCCTTTGATCTCGCCGAAGTTCGCCCACTTTGCCAGGCTGGAACTACTTCAAGGGATTCGGTCAAAATGGGCGCACTCGGAAAACCCGTTGTGGCATGGGGAACTCGGGGTCTCGCCGTTGACGAAAAAACTTTAAGTACCGGGGGAATCATCATCCCAGTCAAAAACATCCGAGCTCTCCATCTGGTTTCAAATGATACGCTCGACGATTCGGCTGCTGATATCATGAGCGAACTTGCCCAAGCGTTCGAGCTCGCAGTTGCTGAAGCCGAGGACGATGCTTTTATCGTTGGCGATTCGCCCGATTCACCCCGTGGAATCTTGGTTCATCCCCAGGTCCAGGCGAATAAAACCATGTCAGGCGTTTCTGGCGATATCGCTGACGCATCCCACAATGGTATGGATGCGTTGAAAGCCATGGTTTACGCCCTGAAAAAAGTGTATCGTCGCAACGCAACTTGGGCGATGAACTCAACCACTGAAGGCGTTTATCGTACACTAAAGGATGGCGATGGTCGCTACCTTTGGGATACCGGGCTGGACAAAGAAGGCGTGCCAACACTGCTCGGCAAAAAAGTCATTAATCCCGAGGGTATGCCGGATATTTCTGCTGGCAATTATCCCGTCCTTTTTGGCGATTTCAACAGTGGGTATAAAATTCGTGACCGGTCTGGAATCGTGATTAAGCGACTGGTTGAGCGATATGCCGAATACGATCAAACCGGCTTTCTCCTCAAAAAGCGAGTTGGTGGAGGTGTCGCACTTCCTGAAGCATTTAGGTGCTTGAAAATTTCCGCATAAAAATAATGAACGAGCCTCGGATTTTTCGGGGCTAAAAAACAAAATAAGGAGATAAATGATGAAAAACGATCCAAGTTCAAATTATGATATCGTCGATGTTTTGGATGCCAAATCGAGAACCGTTGGGACGGTTTACACTGCTGCAGTAGACCTCGTAAACGCTGATTGTGTCGCCTTTTTGGTCTCCTGTGGGGTTTGGGATACGAGCTTTGAGGTGACGCTTCAATATTCGGATGACGGGTCCACGTGGACGGATGAACCTGATACCGAAGCAGGAAATACTGTTTCTGCTACTTTGACCGAAGCCGGAAGTGCTTTGATCAAAGTGCCGAATCCACGGGCGAGATATATTCGATTGAAAATCGCATTAGGTGGAACTTGTGTGGTGAGCGTTACCGCTATTTCAGGGCCCTTGCTTTCGGTTGATGCCCCAGATGCCGCATAATTTTTAACCCTAATTTAACATACTCGGACGAGGAAATTGTTTAATTTTCTCGTTCGGGTTATTCAAAGCGAGGAATATAATGAGTGTTGAACTTGTTAGTTTTTCCGAATTAAAAAACGTTTTAGGCCTTGAGGGGGATTCAATCGACGAATACCCCGCTTTAGAAATAATTCGTGAAGGAGTAACAGCAGCGATTGAGGAATTTATCGGTCGTGAATTAACACAAAAGGAACGTGAGGAAATTGTTTATGTCGGTAAAACTTTTTCATCAATGATTTACCTCAAGGCATTACCGATTTATTCAGTTTCATCCGTTGTAATCGAATCGTGGGGTGATGAAATTACCCTTTCAGATAACGATTTTCAAGTTGTAAAATACGGTGTTGAATTATTATCACCAATCAATCGCTCCAAGGTTAAAATAACTTATACAGGAGGGTTGGTTGATGAGGATGTTTCAGCACGGTTAAATCGAGCCGCATTACTTCAAACCGTATACGAATTTCAAACGAAGGAACACGTCGGGGCCACATCAGTTTATACCGATGGGGGCTCCGTTTCAACGCCTGAACTTGGTCTTTTGAAGGAAATTCAACGAATGTTAACTAGTGAAATACATCCCCTAAAATGGTGATATTATGACTCAATTCAACGTGGATGTGGACTCAAATGAGGTTGAAACCTATTTATCAAAACTCCCCGATCGGATGTTTAATCGAGTTAAAAATGCCTTTTTAACAGCTTTGATCAATGCCGATAAAAAAACCAAACAAAATGCGACAAATCGCCTAAAAGTAAGGACTGGAAATTTAAAACGATCAATTAAGTTTTCACTCGCAGGAAATGAAATAAAAACGTTAAAGGGATCACTTTACACCGTTGGCCGTCTCGGAGGTCAATCAATAATTTATGCACCGATTCACGAATACGGAGGGACGATTCGAGCGAAAAATGCTTATAAAAAAGTCCCAGGTGGACCTTATTTAAATATTCCCACGCAGGAAAATAAAACGCCTGCCGGGGTTCAACGGATGACTGCGAAAATGGTCTTTTCGCAAGGTGGATATATCGCAGGCAAAGGTGTATATTTAAACGGCAAACGGATGTTTTCACTGGTTAAAAAAGTAAAAATACCAGCACGTCTCGGGATGCACGATGCAGCAAAGGGTGAAATCAAAACCCTACTTAACGAATTACAAAATTTGGTTGAGGAATAAAAATGTCAACGCCTTTAGTTACAGTTTTCCTTGATGAAATCGAAGCCCGACTAAAAAATATCACGACTGATAATGGTTATTTTTTCACAGTGAAAAAAGTTAGCCGAGCCCGATTAAAACCGTTCAGTGGTCACGATTTGCCTGCGATAAATTTTTGGCCTGTGAACGTGGAAAGCACACAAAGTGAATACGGGATGGACAACAGAAATTTAAATATCGTAGTTGAAATACATACAAAAACACACGACGAGCCTTTCACGGATACCGTTGATAAATTAGTTTCGGATGTCGTAATTGCACTTGATCGTAACACTTCATTTCCCGCTGTTACTGACTCGGCAAATTCGGATCTCGGTGGATTAATCGAAAATTTTATATTTACTGGATATGACTATCAAATCGGCGAAGGTCAAAAGCCATATTGTGCGGGAATTATTAATTTTTCCGCACAGTTCATAACTGAAAGCAACCAAATGCTTTAATACAAAAAGGAGAATAGAAATGGCTACAAGCAAAAAGGGTAAAATGTTGTTTGAAAGTGGGCAGACGTTTTCAGATTTTGCCATGATGGACGACTCGGGCGATCACAAAGTTTTCACTTTGGCCGGTGCCACTGTTTTTTCCGGGCGTTCGGGGTATGAGGTTCAGGTTCGACCTAATGGAATCGTAACAGGTCGGAACATCCTGGCTCCACATGCTGATGACGATAAGTTGACCGTTTCAGCCTTCAGTGCTTTTTCAAAAGGCGTTTTACGAGAAGTCGCAGCGACGACAATAACGGTTACTCGTCCAGCTACCGCAGTGGCGAAAATCAACTCAATTACGATGGATGATTCGGGTGCTATTGTCGAGGTTGAGGGAACTGATTCGTCCTCTTCCGCTTTTTCGGAGGAACGTGGCGAAGCGGGAGGTCCGCCTGAAATACCTGCTGATTCTGTTGAAATTGGGCAAGTTAGGTTTGCCTCGAATACATCAGCCCCGATTCAGAATACTGAAATTTTCCAGGTCGTGGGAACACACGCTGAACGATTCGACCATCCCACGTGGAAGACAAAAAACTTGGGTTCAGGTGACAGTGCCGATTCGTCAGCGGAGAAAAACGCTCATGTCGTTTTTGATGACGTGATCGGGAATCCCATTCACACAGGTGGAACTTATAAACGAATTTATCTCGCTTATTATTCGCCGATTTTCGCTGAAATTTCAAAAGCCTTTGATTTTGTTCCAGCTGAAAATTCACATTCCCTATCGTCAACCCAATATTACAACGGCACCGTGGGATCAGTTTCATCCTCGCTCGGACAGGCGGGTGTCACGGTGCTGATGAATGACAATATCACGGACACTTTGGTTGGACTCAAGGATGAGATTTTGACGTTTAAATTTTATCCCGATCGGAACAAAGCGCCGTATATTTTAACGCAAGGAATTATGGGCATGAGTCGAACTTTCCCCGTTGACAGCCAGAATCAGGCTACGTTGACGATTTCTGCTGAAGATCCAAGTGCCGACTTCGCAAGCTAAAAATTCGCCCCGTTTCATTTGAGGCGGGGCTTAATTTAAAGGGATATGCAATGAGTTTTGATATAAATAAATTTGAAACAACCACTTTTAAGGAAAGGACTTTTGACGTTAAAGTCCCGGAATTAAAAGACTTTTATGCCGAGGATGAAAAGGCTATTTGGCAAGTCCGGGGTCTGACAGGCGAAGAGTTAGCCATCGTCAATGAAGCGATTTCCACGAATCAAAACTTGTCTGCTTTAGTTTCGGCGATTACGTCAAAAGTAACCGAGGAAAAAATCCAGGCGATAAAAGAAGCTATGGGATTACCAAGCGATTCAGTTCCTACTGATATCGTTCGCAGAATTTCAATGTTGGTTCAGGGTTCAACAAATCCCGAGTGTTCGCAGGAACTCGCCGTAAAAATCGCAAGGGTACATCCGACAGTATTTTTTAAAATTACCAATAAAATTATTGAGTTAACGGGAATCGGTCAGCTGGGGGAATAAATACCCTGTGGGAAGACAGGAACATTAAATTCATTATGGGGCTAGCGGATAAATGGGGAAAGCCATTATTTGAACTGCTACCCGATAAATTCCCACAGGGTCGACTAACGGACACTGAACTTGAATTATGGGCACGTTTTTATAACGAAAAAAGAAATCGAGTTAACTAATATAAGGTGTTGAATAAATGGCGGATATTGCTAAAACTATTGAAATTATTTTTTCGGGAAAGGACGATGGTTTATCAAAAATCCTGAAGGATACCGGGACGGGGGTTACTGATTTTAGCAATAGCATAAATGATATTACTCAACCCCTGGCCGACGTGGGAAAAAATATCCTTGCTTTAGAAGGAGCCTTTGCGGCATTAGCAGGCGGTGCAATCGGTCTCGCTGTTACGAAAACCGGCGAATTTAAAGCAGGCGTCAATGAAATTAATACATTATTAAATTTAGCCCCCAATCAATTAAAAAATTATTCTGCCGAGATTTTAAATTATTCCAAAAACTCGACTCAATCGATCGAGCAAATCAATTTAGCATTGTATAACGCCGCATCGTTGGGTGTGGATTATGCGAATAGCCTCGATGTTTTATCGTCCGCTGAAAAATTGGCGGTTGGTGGGAAAGCAGAATTAAATAGCGCACTTGAAGTTTTGATCGGCACCATGAACGCCTACGGTGCACCGATTGACCAAGCCACGAGTTATTCTGATGCCTTTTTTACGATTATTAAGGATGGTAAAACGACTTTACCCGAACTTTCCGCTTCCATTGCTGATGTTACGGGTATCGCTGCAAGTTCAGGAATCAGTTTTGAAACGCTCGGTGCTGCGATCGCTGCGATGACAGCAGCAGGTGCCCCTACATCGCAAGCGATTACTAAAATAAAGGCTGCGATTGCTGCTTTGGTCGCACCAACTGATAGTGCACGCAAGGCCGCTAGTAAATTGGGAATTGATTTATCGCAAGCCGCACTCGACTCAAAGGGCTTCCCCGCCGTATTGCAAGAAATCTACGAAAAAACCGGCGGAAATACCCAGGAAATGCAAAAACTCATTCCTTCGATTGAGGGCTTGCAAAGCGCATTAATTTTAGGAGCTGACAAGGCCGGGATTTTTCAAAAATCGCTTGACGATATGGCAAATAAGGCAGGTGCTACCGAGTCTGCTTTTAACCAAATGAAGGGAAATCTTACACTGGTCTGGCAAAGCATGGCTAATTCGTTCGATGCGATGTTAATTAGCTTTGGTGAGGATTTAGAGGACGATACGAAAAAATTAATTGATGCGTTCGGAGGCCTTTGGGATTCAATATCGCAGGGTGTGGATGCAGGCACGTTTAAACCAATCATTGATTTAGTTGACGATTTTATTGTTGATTTAACTGAAGGACTTAATGAATTATCGACTAATTTACCTGATGCGTTAGAAGGTGTTGATTTTACTGGTTTTATTGATTCAATTACCAATTTGAAAAACAGTATACTTGATTTATTCGGTATTAATTTATCGGATTCGGCAAGCCTCACTGACACGATACAGGCGATAATTGACAGCTTAACAACACTGACTAATTTTTCCAGTACCATCATTGGCGTTTTAACCCCGGTAAAAGAAGTTTTAGTTGATGCAGGCGAATGGTTCAACGATTTAAGCGATCCCGTTCAAAATTTTATCGCTAAAATGTTAGGCTTTTCAATGATCACCGCTCCACTCTCGGCTGCGACGGCAGCCATCGGTGGATTAATAACCGCATTAGGTGGATTAAGTCCGGTTATTGCCCTGCTTACGGGTCCTGCGGGAATCGTAGTCGCCTTGGGTGCTGCGATGTATGCCTTTAACGAGTGGTCAACTGCTCCGTTAAGGGCCGATCACGAGCAGACGATGAAAGCCCTGGACGAACAACAAAAGGCGATTAAAAAATTAACCGATCAACTCGATGGGGTCCCATTAAACAAGACTTCAGAAATTTTCGTATTAATTGAAAAAGGCGATTTGGAAGGAGCCCAGGAATTAATTGACGAATTAACCGCCGAGGAGAAAGAAATTCGCATAAAGGCTTTGGCTGACGATAAAGCCTTTGAGGATTTTAATCGCAATTTGGCAAATCTCCCGCCTGAAATCCAAACGGAAATAACTGCTTTAATTAATCAAGGGAAATTTGACGAAGTCGAACAACTTTTAAACGATATCGGGGAAGGAAAAACCTTCGATATAAAACCCCAAGTAAAAGACGCCGATTTAACTCAAGCTACTGAAATCATTGAATATTGGGTTGAAGGGGTAAAGCATACGATTGAAGTGCCAGTCGAAACTAAAGGTGTTGACGATGCTAAGAAAAAAATTGAGGAAATACCCACGGAGAAGCAAATTGAAATTCAGCTCCAAGGGGAAATCGATAAAGAAATTGCTGCGATCCAGGCCAGGGCTGAAGTCGTGCAATCAGCCTTTGAATGGGAAGCAAAGGTCGACATCGCAGAAGTTGAAGCCCAGGCGAAAATAATTGAGGATGCTTACAATTCGATCAATACCTCGATTACATCCACTGCTGATTTAATGGGCCAGGCGTTAAGTGCCATTGATTCGGATGACTTTTCGGCCAAATGGGCTGCCCAGGATATTCTGCGAGATGAGGCGAAACTGCGAGAAAAAAGTTTTGAACTCCAAGAAAAATTGACGAATGAACAAATAAAATATATGGCTGCGAAAACCGAAGCACTTAAAAGTGGAGAAAGCATGATAACAATCGACTCAAATGGACTTGAACCCGCACTTGAGATGGTCATGTGGGAAATTATTAAAAAGGTCCAAGTTCGTGCTACGGCAGAAGCCAGCGAATTTTTATTAGGGATATAAGGCTATGATATCATTATCAAAAACTGAATTGAGTACAGAGGGGAATGTTATCATTAACGAAACTGAAAAAACGGCGATTAATCGGAACACAGCCCGAGTTGTTTTGGTTCCCACGCTTGACGGTGGATCAGTAACAATTCATTCGGGCGTGTCGGAATCTGATAGGGACGTTACGATTTATTCTGATATTTCTCGGGAGCAGGAAAAAACCATTTGGAATTTTTTTAATTCGGGCGCTTATTTAACGATGGTGTGCAAGGAAGGTGTGTTTTTCACTTCCATAAAATCGCTAAAAACTGATAACGGTAAATTGGAAATGAAAATATTAATTTTAGACAAGGAGAATTAAACAATGGCTATTACTGCAACCTTATCCAATCATTTCAAGTACATGCAGGCTACTAAAAAAATCGATTTTGAAGCTGATACTTTCAAAATCATCCTGCTCGATTCGACGTTTGCGTTCGATCCGGATGCCCATGCTACGCTGGCTGATGTAACAGCTCATCAGCTCGCCACGGCCAATGGATATACGCAAAATGACAAAGCCCTCGCAGGCGTCACTGTTTTGGAGGACGATTCAAACGATCGAGTTTCCGTAACGTGGACGAACGCCACGTGGACGGCATCAGGTGGATCGATCGGTCCTACTGGAGCTGCGATTATTTACGATGACTCAACCACAGATGACACCGTGGTTGGATGTATTGACTTTGGCACCGATTATACCATAGCCGATGGATCGAGCCTTCAGTTTCAAAATTTGGCTTTTAACGGTAACTAATTTTGATTTTTATTGATCGCTTGACCGGGAAAGGTCGAGCGATTTATTAAAAATCAAAATAAGGAGGAGTAAATAAATGGCTTATAAAAATTTGATTAACATTTCGTGTGCGAGTAAAGCAGAATTTTTTTGTCGTATGCGAGATTTTATTTGTGCCCGGAACGGAACTTATGATTACTCTGCTACTGGCATCGGGTGGACGCTGCACGATTTTTCATATGCTGTTGACGAGGACACACCTCAACTTAATGACTGGTTTGTTATAAAAAGTGAAGGTGAAAGCGGCAAGGAATCGATGTATTTTAAACTTGTTTGGGTAAACAATTATATCAGTGTATACGGGTATCTTTTTTGGGATAATTCGTCTCATTCGGGGGCTACAGCTTTTGGAAGTGGGCCAAATACTTTAAGGATGTACGATTCATTCACTTCTTTAACTATGTGGATTTATGGAGATTTTGATTATTTCAGTATAATCAGTTTTTATAATGAAACTACTTATTATGGTACTTCAATGGGGAAATTAGAAAAACCATATAATTACCTCGATGAAACCATTTCAACTTGTTCATCAGCTTTAACCGCAGGTTCCGACGTATCAATTATTTTAGACGCAGTCCCATCATCGTGGGAAGTGGGTTCAGAAATTTTTATTTGGTGTGCAAACTTGAAGACAACGACTCGAATAGAAAAAACAACAATAAAAACAATAAACGGTAACACAATTACTGCGGATTTAAGTAATAGTTATGATTCGGTTGTACGAATCAGCAATCATATAGGCTATGCTCAAATGACGGGTGATGACTTTGATTATTATCATAGCACAGTAATTGGGCGCAATGGAACTAAACCCACTGTATGTTATTCAGATCGTTTAAAAACCCTTGATTCCTGGTTCGATCCGGATTCAATGGACGGGGTTTATGGTGCTACTCCAATGTTTGTAGGGTATTCGACCTGGGGATTAATTGGAGTTATGCCTAACATGCTTTTTATGTCCGCATCTGGATTAACAAGCGATGTTTTGTATGAAGACAAAATAACGGGGGTAAATTATAGGTATTTCCTTATGTATAACGCCTGTGGGGCTTTATGACTTTTTCTGGGACTGTTAAAAAAAGTGGCGTTGGTTGTAAAAGGGAAATTTTAATAATGAACCCGAAAAAACAAACAATACTTGCAAGCGGTTTTTCTGATAGCGTTGATGGATCGTTTTCAATTACAGCCCCAGGTGGAGGATCAGACAGGTTTTTATTAATTTGTTTGGGTGAAAACTCCGAGGAAAATTCGCAGGTTTTCGATTTTATATTGGGGGACGAATAAAATGGCTTGGTTGGGTACATGGGCAAATAGAGAAGCAATCGTAATTGACAATGCTGATATCGATAACGATTTAACTCACTTTCCAGTTGCTTTGAATTTAGGCACGTCGGTGGGCAAGGAAAGTCAAGATTTATCCGGGATTTTCACTGCTTTAGAAAGTGATGCTAATCGAAAAAAAATTGCTATTACAAAAAGTGACGGCATAACACAACTTTATGGTGAAATTGAAACTTGGGACCATGCCAATAAAAAAGCAGTAATATGGTTCTCTAAATACGGGGGACACAGCAGCTAAAAACGTTTGGGATAGCAATTTTAAAGCCGTTTACCATATGGCGCAAGACCCATCAGGCGGGGCTAATTGTATTCTCGATTCGACGACTAATGAAAACCATGGAACTCCTACTGGCTCGATGACCACAAGTGATTTAGTTGACGGAAAAATCGGTAAAGCAATTGATTTTGACGGAAGCGATGACTTTATTATTGTCCCTCGAGATTCATCATTGGAACCCACTGAAGTAACTTTGGAAGCTTTTGGTTTTTTCACGGGGGGAATTATCGGTGCAAGGATACTTCGGAAATATGGTTCAGCAGGATATATTCTTGCTTGGGATCAGGGGCTTGATGGGAGAGTACAAGCTTATTTTTCAGCGAATACCACGTTACATATCGAGGATTCAGTCGCTAATACGAATTATACCTCCGACTGGCACTCCTTTGTTGCGACTTGCAATTCATCATACAGTAAATTATATATCGATTCAGTAATAAAAGACTCGGTTACCGGGGACGGATCAGTAACTCACGATACTAGCGTTGATTTCACGATTATGGCACACCTTGGCGGGGATGAGTTTACTACGGGGAAATTACAGGAGGCTCGAGTATCGGGCACCGCGAGAACGCAGGAATGGATAAAAGCCACCAATAAAACGTTGGAAGACTCCTTACTTTTTCGCGGTTCCCTTTTTTCCGGCACCATTACTGCTGATGGGGAAGGTGTTTCACGTGAAATCAATTTCTACAAGGAGCCTGATTTATCAGCGTCCATTGGCTCGGTCACTTCAGAAGCAGACGGGACGTGGGAAATTGTTTTAGACGTTACATCAGGTAATTATGTCACCGCAGTTTGCGAAGGCGAGGGATCAGAACAAAGTCAGGTTTTTAATAAAATTTCCGTAGGGTAAATAAATATAAAGGCTAAAAAATAACAAGTAAAGGAGCATAAATGGTTTACACCCCTCCAAATGGTAATGAAATATCATTTGATATTTCAGAACCTTATACCCCACCGAGTGGAGGAGAATTAGCTTTTGACTTGGCTGAAACTTCAGGATCGTCATATACTCCGCCATCCAGGGATAATATAAATTTTGTCCTCACAAGTGGATATTCAGCGCCAAGCAAGGATGATATTCCATTTGTTTTTAGTGATGCTACTCAAGTTTACATAAATTGCTCGGAAGCCCCATTTACCATTGAAAACAGCTATTTGGCGTCACCTTTCCTACTGATCCCCGTGGAAAGTTTTGAACAAATTTTGACACTTGAAAAGCCTGATTATTGCATTGGCTTGTATACACATTTTGAAAACGGAAATTCATTACAGGAGCCCGATTTATTACTTGATCTAAAATTACAAAGCCTGGAATCAATCGGAAATATCAATGGCACGACTCAAAGTCGGGTAAAACTTATTGATTTTAAATACGAATTGGCTTTATCCTTAACCAATGTTGTTACATATCCTGAAGGGACGACTCCAATTTCACCCTGGCCTTTTCAAATGTATTCGAGCTTTGAAAAGCCCACGGTACATCATTCATTGTTTTTGCCGTCATTTGACCAAACAATGACTTTTGAACCTCCTTCGATTACCGCCGGTGAAACAACGCATTTATCCGCTTCAAGTTTTTCCCACGTTGGAGAAATAAAAAGCAACGTAAATATTAGCCTTTCAGTTCAGGCATTTACCGAAAATTCCTGGTTGGATTTGCTCGCTATAAAAACCATGCCCGCAGGCGATCAATACCTTGTGGCTCCAAGTTTTAATCAAAACAGCTCCTTGTCAATTCCCAATTTTAGTGAAGGCGTATTTCTCGCAGCTTTAACAAGCAATATGGAAATCACGATTGGCAATATTTATTTAGGAATCAGTGTGGAGGCGTTACCGTTTGAATATACGCAGGAGCTTTTTTCCGAACTTGCTTTCACGATTTCCATGCCGCCATTGACACAAAACAATTCAATTTTAAGCTGTTTAAATTTATTGATATCATTGCATACGTTTGAATTAAATAACTCATTTATGCCGAATACGACCATATACGATGGCGATTTTATCATTTTTCCCGCATTGACACAACAAAGTGGATTAAGTACGGGTATTAGTTACGTTTTATCAATGCCTCCACTTGAGCTTACGAGTTTTCTTGTAGTACCCGGCATTGATAGGTTTGTGTCGATGTCTCCGCTGATTATTAATTCCACGTTGGTTATTGACGATATTGTAATTTTTACATACGATTTAGCTGATATTTTTTATTATTTTACTCTGACTGGCGATGGCATAACTCACGACGACGTGGAAATTCCCATTAGTTCGTTTCAATGCAATATGAGAAATGACGCACCAACTTATTTACAAGTGACGATTCCAGGGCTCGATTATGTGGATGAAATTATTGACCGACCTAATGGGAGAATGATTGTGTCCTTGGGATATAAACTCAACGGGGAAATCGTAAGAAAAAAGGAAATCGTCTCCGCCGATCTCGAGGAACCATCATTTTATCGTGGACCTGAAAGTCAATCAATCGTATTGTCCGGGCATAAAACAGAATCGTATACGCCTAAAGAAATAACCCTCGATGGTGAAATTTATCAATCAGTTACAAGTGGAAAAAATCGATACCGGATAGCAAAGCCGAATATTGATTTGAAACCAGGGGATACAGTTACAATCGATGGCACGACTTTTACTGCGGATTTAATTTCCTACTATTTTCGGGCTACGAAAAATGGCATAAATCAGGTTATGGAAATCGCTGAGGGCTAAACGATGGGGAAAGGGATAATTAAAAGCGGAGGATTAAAAGGTGAATATCAGGTTGAAATTAAGTATAATCGTGATAGTTTTGACCGTGAAATTGAACGTCTTGATGAACAAATTTCACGAACTCAAGCACTTATCGCCGGTTGCACAGACCCGACGAAAAAGAAAATATATCAACTTCAGTTGCTAAATTATCAAAAACAAAAGGAGGAGTTGACAAAAAAAGTCCCACAGGATCAGGTGGTTTCAGCATGGTGTGCCGACTTAACCGAGGATTTGGAAGGCGAGGTCGGTACGATTGAAGTTCCCGGAGAAGTAGGAAATATTCAAATTCAACCGGGTTTTGAGAATAATGCCGATTATGATTCAGCTCGTGATGGTCAACTCGTTCCATCGGCAACTTTACCACCATGTGGATTTTTTTATAACCTAGCCATGCTCCCTGGTTGGCAAAAATGGAAGCCCCTTTTTAGGTATGGTACGATTACGAATATAAACGGCGATATCGCAGATGTTAATCTTGAAGGGACAACATCAAGCCAGCAGGGCTTGGATATCAATCAGGAAAATTCGTTAAGCGATGTCCCAATCGAATATATGAGTTGTAATGGTTCCGCATTTTCCACGGGTGATGAAGTGCTCGTCATGTTCCCTAATAATTGGAATCAGCCTAAAATAATTGGTTTTAGGGATAACCCTAAACCCTGTGGCTTTAAAGTAAAAGCCACATTTAACGGCATTATTCCAATTACTGGAGGACAAACAATAACTTTACGTTACGAGTTTTCAAATGGCGATTTTTCCGAACAAGCAGGGACAGTTCTTCCAGGTGGCGATGTTGATTTTTTATTTAGTAAAATAACAGATCCGATAACGGGGGAAGAAATTAATCCCAAAGTTTTCGGGAGTAATTGTGGTTTTACTGATTATTATAGGCTTCCCGAATCGGGGGAAAGCCCCGATAAATACGGGAGAATTACTACACGAACTCATCCAATTGGCAGATTTCCATATCCGTGGTATGATAAGGAAATGCCAGGATTAACTTTTTTTGAATTTATCGCCTCAACAGTACCACCCACGGGCGATAACTGGGTTCCTTTAATAGGAATTACAAAAATTAAAGCACCGCTTGATTTATTTGATTGTCCGCACACAAAGGAAGACGGTTTGGACGTATACACAGTGAATATTGAGGGGATAAAAAAGGCTAACAAGGAAATTGAATCGATACCATTTTCCTGCTGGGATAATGATCCGGTAATTCAACCATTTATCCAAACTTCATATCCAGTATTACCGAATGGCTATCCAGGCAATAAAATTTTTAATTTTAGCCAACTTCTCGCCGATCCACCTCCGTGGGGCTCAACACAGTGGGCTAAATATTATGCTTATGGTGATCCTAATCCGCCGGATATTAGGACTTTCCTGTTTATGTGTGATGCCGATGGAGCGATTTTATCCGAGCCCGATGGAGAAATTAAATGTGAAGCAAATGGGGCTTCGTGGAAAGTTATCAACGAGGATGAAGAGGGAGCAAATTGGCATTATTATTGCCAAGAAGGACACCCCTTTTTGTGGGAAACTGTAACAAAAGTTACTCAAATAATCCGGGTAATTGATACCGAACTAATAAGTGAATTTTAATTAGGAATTTATTTAATGTCGTTTCGTTCGATTTAATAGGAGCCTTCCATATGGTGAGTTTAGACGTGATTAATCAAAAGCTCGAGGACCAATCAAAAAAGCTGGATAAAATTGATGAAACGCTTGTAGCTTTAGCCGTTCAAAACGCTGAATTAAAACATTTACAAATGCAGGTAAAGGCTCAATGGAAATTACTTGATAGCTTAACAAAACCCGACGGACTTTTAGCAAAAATTGAAAAAAATAATCAGGATATACAAATTTTTCAAAAGAACTGTGGTTACAAGGATTTACAAACTCAAGTAAAATGTATATGGGCCACGATTGTAAGCATGGCATTAGGCATACTTTTTAAATATTTAACTGATACAGGAGGGAAATAAAAAATGGAGAAAATTAAAATCGCTTTGCTCGTGTTGAGAGTTTTGGAGGAAATTATCAAAGCCAAAGAGGACGATGGAAAAATCAACGCTGGCGAGGTCGCTGAAATCGTGTTGACACTTTTTGGCTCGATGATGGGCTTGGACTCAACAAACCTCAAAAGGTGGATTAAGGAAACTGAATCGCTCGTGGGTGACGATTTACTATCACGGGAGCTTGGTTTTTTAAAAAAGGAATAAATTATGGGCATTTTAATTAAACGGCAAGGACGTTTTCAAAGTTGGGAATATCAAGAAACAATGACGAGTGGGACTTATTCGGAGCCTTTACGAATACCCCCTTTTGAACCCGGACAACAAATTTCTGTCTCCCTTGTCATCGACACGGGCGAGGGTAAAATTCAATTTACAACCAGTGGGGATGATAATATCGATTCAGCAATTTGGCAGGACTGGCCTTTAGGGGCATGTATTGAAACACAATCCGATTTACTGCTTTCCCCGGTTACAGCGATTAGGCTTGTACGAATTTCTGGAACCGTTACAATGGAGGTGGTAACATGAGCCTATGGCTAAACCGACAAACTACCGATATTCTGGAATTACCAGCCACTGGAATTAAACCCACAGGCGGAACTAAAGCCGCCGTTCCCGACGAACTGGGGATAGCTTCAGTACTGAAATTTACAAATAATTCAGAGAATTGTGCATCGATGGCTTTTAGTTTACCCTGTAATTGTAACTTTAGCCGTGATATGAACGTATTGATCGGTTGGGCGACAGCATCCACAAGTGGGAATTGTCGATGGGGCTTATCGTATAAGTGGGCTACCGTTGGAACGAATATGAATTCTTCAGCCGATGACGAAGAGATTTCCCTATTTGCGACGAATGAAAGTTCATATGGGTATAATCGGTCGGTTTTCACGTTGCCTGCTCCGCCTAATCAGGAACCGGTTTGTATTATAATGCTAACCCGTTATGGTAATCATGCTGACGATACCATTAACAATTCAGTATTTCTAGTTGGTACATTGTTAACTTATAAATTAAAGTAATTGATATGAACATTTTAGATTTTGTAAATTTAGCGGAAATCGCATATATTAAAAACCCGGATGAAATGGTGAAACGAGTAAATAGCCTTGTTTCTTCTAATGCAAAAACTATTCCCGTATATGTGGAAAAAACCGATACTGAGGCTTTTGTTTGCCGATACAATAAATCTTTAGTAATCGGATTTTCGGGAACGGAGAGTATTCGTGATTTACGGCAAGATTTAAAATTTCATCCAGTGGATTATAAAGGCGGTAAAATCCACGCAGGTTTTAAGGAAATTTTTGATCAAATTGAGGAGCCTTTAAATGACGCAATAAACGAACTATTCCCAATAAGTTATATCGAAAAAATAGACGTAGTAGGGCACTCATTGGGGGGTGCCATTGCGATTGGCACAGTCGATTTAATAAAAATTCCTTATATCTCCGCTTCGGTTACGACGTTCGGATGTCCGAAGGGCTGGAGTAGAAATTTAGCCAATAAATTTGAAAGTCAATATTTAATTTTTAATTACAGAAATTTTTGTGATTATGTAACGTATTTATTAAATTTCACCCACAGGCCAGGGTATACATTTAATGTTTATGGCGTGCCGGGGCATAAAATTTCAAAATATAGGAAAGCAATCGAAAAGGGAAATTACAAATGATATCAACAAAAAGTACAAATGTGTTTCGGCAAGTTATTATGGTGCCCTGGCACCCCAAATTAATTGATTTGATCGAATGGTTTGATTTAAAATGGGGCAACGTGATAATTACTTGTGCATACGAGCATAGGAATTACCCGTCGGTACATTCGTTAAACCCCCTGCGTGGGGTTGATATTAGGTCAAGGAATTTTGCTAATCCCGCTTGGATGGAAAAAGAAATTAACGAACATTGGGTTTATGATCCCGATCGGCCAAGTAAGAAATGTTGTATTTATCATGATGTCGGGCGGGGGCGGCATTTTCATATGCAGGTGCATGAAAACACATTTCACATGACCGTAAGTTGAAAGGAGGGTGATGCCTATGGTGAATTAAAATAAAATGGAAATCAATTTTTCTGGAATCAACGAAGGAGGAGTCATATCAAGGCTCCTCCTTCATATGTCGATTAATCCTCCTCGTTTATATCGCAATTTTCAAAATATACGTCTGCCCCGCATTGTGGGCACTCGTATGTTTCAAATTGCTCGAGTTCGTTATCATCAATAAAGTATTTTTGGTCGCAATATGGACAGTTACAATTCATTTTAATTTCTCCTTTTAGTTGGTTATTAATCATCATCATGTGGACACAATATCAACTAAATTTAGTTTTGTAAACCTTTTTATTCATAAAAAGCATATTCCAAAACGTTTAAATCCTTATGCTCGTATTTATCACAATTTAAACATGCCCGTGAATTTCTCATTAGCCGCCCGTTGATTTGCATGCACTCATCGTAATGAACGCAATCATACCGACGTTTAGGCGCATCCTTCCCACTAATGGGTGTCGTTTGTTTAATCCGGGGTTTTCGATTGTGCTTCTGCACCTGATGATAATATTTTCGGTTATATCGTTTATGAGCCTCGATTTTACATTCGGGGCAGGCCTTGAGTGATGTGGTGCGGATTGACGTTTCAACTTCCTTGCCACAAATTTCACACCTAAAAATTTTACGAATGGCTTTCTCTCCGTGGATGGGGCAAGGCTTCAGGCATAAATTAATGTCCTGCCCGGGGTGTGATCCGATACATCCACATGCAAATTTATATAAGGGATATGTTTTGTTCATTTAACGTCTCCTCCATTATAACTAAAAACGATGGGGAAATTTATTCCCCATCGTTTAGGTTTTTTTAGCATGTAGCTTTTATAATTCGTTCAGCCATGTGTTGATAAGCATATGAATTAATCGGAACGATTTTCTTTTTAGTTTCAGTTTCGATTGTCGCTACTTCCTTTTTAAAATCAAAAATGATATACATGTCCTTGTCCATGCACTGAACCTTGAGCAGGCCAGCGTGAATGTGTCCACGGTAAAGATTCTCGCTAATAATTTTGTCAATGTTTTCGTCGTTTACGGATTTGATGGCAAAAAGTTTCATGTTTAAACTCCTTATTAATTAGTTAGTTGTTTGTTCGTTCCCCGTCATTTGAAATACAATATAGATCATTAACTTTGACTTGTAAACCCTTTTTTTAAGTTTTTTCTAATTATTTTTTAACAAGCTAAAATTATTAGAAAAAATAAAGCGGAGGAAGGAACGAATAAATAACAATTAACATGAATTTTTTTCCGCCATCGGGCGTAAATCCTCAAAATCCTCAATATAAGCTGCTAAAGTTAATTGACACAAGCGCAGGTGAATGTCGGATTTTTTCCATACCTCGGGTTCCCGGAACATCGGGCACCAATCGCCACAAGCTATTTCTGATTCCCCATTGGAAGCAAACGGGCAAATTTGAAGTTTCCAGGTATTTCCCCGAAGGATTTTTAAAAAGCCACGTTGGGTAATTTTTATTTTCATCATGATTACTCCTTGGAATTAATTTATTAGCCACTGTGGGGCGGCAAATTAAAAAAAGGGAGCTATTTTTATGGAAAAACAGCTCCCTTTTAAATTTACAGGTAGAGATAGCCGTCGTTGCCAAGGCTAAAACTTTGTCCATTATCACAGTAAATTTCCACCGTGCCATCCGGGTTTACCTTGTAGTAGTCAATCATGGATACGGGAACGGATGGCGCCCATTCATCCGCATCCATGGCTTTTACAACCAGGCTTTTCAAATTTTCCAGGTCCAGGAGGCATGAAATACAACCTCCTATTTCATATGATTCAGTTTCGGCGTTCCATTCGTCTGCCCAATAACACCGAGCGATGGACTCGCCTTTCCGAGTAAATTCAAACGTTAATGAGCATTGGTTCATCAAAAAGTTTTCTAAATCATCCCTCGAGCAGTTGGAGGGCAATCCCACGATGTGGGCTGTTTTAGCTATTTCCGTAAACCGATTTAAGAATGCCCAGTTGTAAACGCCCATCATTTCCCGACTTGTGGGTGTCATGTTTACATATTCTTCCCATGAAAAATCACGGGAAATTCCTTGTTCCCAATCGGCCAGGAGATTCTGGCCAAATTGGATTTCATCACGTGCTGCCATGGTTAATCCGCCGCCATTACAAGTCCAGTTGTTTTCAATAGTTTTTATAATTTCCTTGATCTCGTTCATAATAGCTCCCTTCATTTAGGTTTTAGTTAACAGTCAATCAATCGTGGGTATACAATAGCACTGAAAAAAGGCTTTGTCAATAGACTTTTTAAATTTTTTCTAAATTTATTGATTTAGTGTTATTGAAGGGTTTTATTATTGACCTAATAACAATATTTATCCGGGCAACCATGAATAGCTCTCGTGCCGCATATATACTCCTTGCTCGGGGTATTGCATCGAGCTTTATATCCCTTGCCCGGCGTAAAAACTCCGGGATCAGGTCGAGCCCAATAACATTCACGCTTGGGGCACTCCTCGCTGCAAACATCCACATATACGTTTAAATTTTTATCCTTGACTTTCATAACTTATCTCCCTGATTTAATTAAATTATTTATCCCATCGCCAACCTTTAAACCGTGGTTGTCGCATTTTTCCCTGCTTCGTCTCCTCCTTAAAAATACATTCGCAATACACCCCTTGAAATTCCTGTTTATTTTTCCAAATGTAAGTTCGATTATATGAGTTATACGTGTTTTCATCCAATTTTTCCCTTTCCTTGATTGTCAATGACGACCAAGGCTTTTCATTAAAACCGACTCCCACCTTGCAGGTTTTATTTTTATATTCCACGATTAAAGCGCCTAAACTTCCCTCGTGTTTACCCGTGCCCGGCAAAAAACCAATTACTTTACAGTCGGCGGATTCCTCGGGAAATAATTTCATCCACTTATAATTTTTTTTATTTTCATATTTACTATCAATATTATAATAAACCAGCCCCTCATATCCACGGTCTAAAAATTGCTTGTATTTTTTCAATAGCTCTGCTTCGTTGGTGACGATATGATGTTCCACTACCGATATTGACGGGCTTTGAATATTCCCTAAAACTTCTCGGAGTTTGTAATATCGTTTTATTTTTGAGAGGCCAATGTTGGTAATATCGAAAACATTATATACCGTATCAGGTGCTTCTTGATAGTTGCGAATCAAGCCTGAAGCCACGTCAAAATTTTTTCCTTTTACGATTAACTCACCATCGAATGAAAAATTAAAGCCAGTCGGAAGCGTATTTAAAATATGCGTCATTCCCTTGATCAAATTTCCACGTCGTGAAACCAAACCCCGTGGAGTTAATTTTGCCCGAACGCCATCAAGTTTTGGTGCAACTAATGCCGGAAAAATCGCTTTGTTTGAAATGTACTCCTTTGGCCTTTGTACTATCATGTTTTGTTTTCCTTTCAAATCGAATATAAATTTGCTTCGAATGTATATGTAGAGCGTTCATATTATGCCAAATACGATCGATTTAATAATTATGAATATAATCATATCAATAAAAAATATCTCTCTGTAATCGCATATAAAAGCCTTTAAAATCGATATTATAAATTGTATAATGATTTCAATAAGTTATATGTTAGGTATTATGTCAATTTTCGATTAAATTAACATAATACCTATTTATTACTTTTTTATATCGCCCATCCGAATAAGCCTTATTAATTCCTGGTCTTCCCTTTTGTTCCGGAGAACGTTGAATCGCCCTTTTAGCCTTTTTATTATCGCTAATCGCTTTTTAGTTCGTAGTTCAACGGAAATGGCTTTTAGCAATCCTTGTTCGGAAAAAGTGTTGATGACGTTACTCACTTTTTTCCAACTCGATAATTGGTCTAAATAAAATTCGTAGTCCTCGGGTGAAGGATTCCCAATAAAATTAATCATTTGCGATACCGTTCTGATATAAAACCATCAGCATTAAGTGGAAGTCCTTCCCAAATTTCCGACCTGTTGCACAGGACTTCATTAACCTGATTGATTGATAATTCGCCTTTTCGTGTTTCAAGTACAACTTCATCGTGAACGGTTAAAATGATGTCGTTATAGCCCATACTTTCCAACTCGAGGATCGCTTCAAATAAAACCTCCCGAGCGGAGCCTTGCGAGGCGTTTTCGGTGAGTCTTCCCGGAGTGATATGATGTTTAATCCATTTTTTCGTTTTGGAATGGAGCCCCATATGACATAACACATATTCTTTCGGTGAGTCTTCCCGGAGTGATATGATGTTTAATCCATTTTTTCGTTTTGGAATGGAGCCCCATATGACATAACACATATTCAGCTTTACCCCAATCGTTTACCTCGGTTGATACCCACGCCTGCGGGTAGCAAATTGATTTCCCATTCGGTAAAATCATAAATAAATGCCCGGACGTGTGCATGAAACTTATTTTTAAATAGTTTGTGATTTTTCCGGGTGTTAAAACTGCTTCGATCGCTGCTTTTTTTAACCCATACCATAAATCAACAACTTTATTATACCTGCTCCTAAACGTGTCAATCGTTTTTTTCGCTTCCTCGAGGGTGATATCAAATTTCTGCTTTTCAACGCAGTCTCGCCAAAACTTGCGATATCCCATTCCATACCCACCTCCGAGTATCGTAAGTTTCCCGTGTCGTCGTCTCCGTGAATCCTTGGGAATTTCATCGTAGGCTTGATCGTATAAATGCGATGCCATATCCTTATATGTGTCCATGCCCGACCGGATTAATTCGAGCACGTCCTCTTGCTCGGCAAGCCAACAAAGCATCCTATTTTCGATTTGGCTATAATCGGATACGACTAGTTCCTTTCCTTTGCTCGCACAAATCGACGGCCTGATAAGTGCGGAGGATGTGAATAAAAGCGTATCGTAAATTCCCATTAATTCAGAAAGGTCCTTGGTTTTAAAATCGTGTATTGTTTGATTTATCGCCTCCATATAATTTTGACCATCGGAGCAGGGCACAGTTGCACGTGGAAGGTTTTGTGGTTGCAGCAATCTCCCGCCTTCCCGTCCTGTTGTCGCCTTGTGATATTTTAAACAATCACGAATCCGACCATCGCGGCAAATCGCTTCCTGTATTTTTTGAAATTTTTTAATTGAACTTTTTCCTGCTAATTGTCGTATTTCAAGGAGACTTTTGACGTTTTGATAGTTTTCAATTTCCGGGTCACTTAATGCCGATAAAATAGTATCAGCAGTAAAATCAGGCAATTCATAACCTTGGGATTCGCACCACTCCATTATTTTTGCTCGTTGATTTATCGTTTTGACTTTGCCGCCGGTTATGATTGGAACTACCGTGGAAACTTCTTGTAAATATTCCCCCGTTTTTTCAACAATCATGTCCACTAACTCAAGGTCAATGGGTATACCCCGTTGATTTTTTCTCAACGTGTGATGTAAAATTTTTATTTCAGTATCAGGTAATTCCCACGGGAAATGGTTGAGGATTGCCATTTCCGACCTAACATCCTGTTTACAATATTCGTAAAATTCCTCAAATAATTCAGGGTGAGTTTCAGGAGTTAGTCGACGATATTTATTTTTTTTCGTAATTTTTTGGGGAACTGATAGCAATTTTATTAATTGCTCGCCCCGTTTATCCTTTTGGACCTTGAGGTCTAATGCGTCTCCGCATTTATCCAACGCCATGGGGAAAGCAAAATTTAGGGCGATTGCTTGAGTATCCCTCCACTGCTCGAGTTTTATCACCGGCCAATTTAATTTTTTTACGCCAATTTCATTCCAGATCGCAAACTCAAAACCGACGTTCCAGGCATAAACTAAATCGCCTCGTAATATCGCATCTCGCAGGACAAGTGGAAATTCGTCTCCAGCTATCCAAATTTCAGGAGGCGAATTATTAATCGAATATGCTAAGCATATTATATCCGTTGATCGGTCTTGGGCGTATCGATGTTGACCAACGTTTTTTAAGTCGGCTTCGGAGTAAGTTTCAAAATCAATATTAATTTGTCCCATACTGTTTTTTCCTTATATTGCATTGTTTTAAAAAATTATTACACAAATCGGATACAGCATACTTATTCAAAAAAACAATATTTTTTATATCATATGTGGCTATTAATTTGCAACAGTTAAAACAGGGTTCCAATGTAACATAAATCGTTTCAGGCTTAATTCGTGAATGTGAACACAACAATAAAGCATTGACCTCGGCATGAATCGCCGGGCACGAATCGAGATCCTGGCCTGATACTTTTCGATTACATTTCCGACAATGTGGATATCCTGAAGGAGGTCCGTTATAACCCGTGGATATAATTTTATTATCGCCTACGATTATAGCCCCCACCTGCCGGGACAGGCAGGGGCTTCGCTTTGCAACGATTTTAGCAATTTCCATGAAATATTTTTCTCGGCTTATTCGCATATATTTTTCCTAAAACATATCCTTAACATGCCCTTTAAAACAATGCAAGGAACCGATATTATGATAAAAATACCCCGGTTTAACTCCCACTGAATTAGCGATAAATATCATCAAGTTAATTGTCATAAATACGTCCGATGCGTAAAATAAGGCATAATCGCAGGATCTTTGGTTGTAAATGACGTGTAACATATTGTTCCGAATCAAAAATTGATATGAAAGCGAACACGGGACTCTGTCTTGACCTCCCCAGTTCATCATGTCCCTGGTTGATTCGTAAAATGACAATATCGCCTGTCTCGTATTAGGTCGAGTTTTCAATTCGTGGATAATATAAGGCAACTGTGCATGATACCGTTCCGGGTAACTATATGAAAAAACTCCATTTCTTAAATAGGGCTGCCAAAACGCTTTTCGTAATTCCCACGCCTTGCCCGGATTTTTATTCACGAGCTGTAAATTTACCCGTTCGGATAGCTCGGCATATGCCCATTCAACGTGAATATTCATTTCCTTGAGTAATTCGTTTAGGTCATTATATCCCTGTATACAATAGGAATACCCCATCAATTCCAAGGTTTCAAAATTCGGATCGTCACCGACGTACTTGTCCTGAACCGTTTCTGATTGGTAACGGATACCCATTTCCTTCAATTCGCGACCGATTTCTTTAGCTGCGTCAACAGTCGATTGATAAATTCTCATTTGTCCAGTGCCTCCTGGATATACCTATTTGGCTTTGCGAGCCGTTGAAAGGAACACGTATATTTTTTATCATTATTACAAAAAGCGACAAATTGGTCAATCAAAAATTTAGGAAATTCACACGGGATACACCTTCCTGTCTGCTGAATCATATTCCTATTTCTGCTATGCACCCACGTTCCATCATCCTCAAATCGTGTGCCGTAAAAAATAAAATCGTCCGGAAATCCCATTATTCTAGCTCGTTCCCGAATCGTTAAAGGGAGGCATCGTAAGGGATGGATTAGTGGATGGGTTCCAATTAGCGTTAATGCCGGTCGGTCATAATTCGGTTTTATAAATCCAAAGTGATATTTTTTAACTCCATCCTCCCTAAAATAATGAAGTGCTTTATTATCCGTTTTCGTCCTAAAAACATGCTGAATTTGCCCCCAAGTCATCGTTCCATCTTGGAAAACTCGCCTCCCACTATTTGAACGTGCTGTGGTCGAATGTTCATCGTGATTGGGAAGCGATCCGATGTTATTTTCTAAATCGGAAATCGTGGACCTTAATGTGGCTGTGTTTTTCGTCTCGCCAGGGGCGAATATGTAATTTAATTCTTTGAGAGTTGCGATAATGAAAAGCCGGTTCCGGTTTGCTTGGCAATTTCCATAATAGTAATTGGATACATATTCAATCGATACGTCATAATCAGTCAATAGCGATTTATACAAACTCGGCGGATTCGCCTCCAATGACTTGGGGAGGTTGTCAAAAAACGCCAATTTAGGCTTAACCCGATTGACGATATTAATAAATTCTATAAAGTCCATGGATTTTTTAGCCGCATAATCAATTCTTTTTTGGCCCTTCAAATTGACTAAATTCGAGTATGTTCCACATTTGGGATGACCGGCGATGATGTCAATATCCTTCAATAATTCGCTGGGAACTTCATCGATTTTTCGCACCAAAAATGCTCCGGGAAAATTCTCGAGAAACGTATTTCTCCCCTTTTCGTCATAAACATGAACAAATGGTCGGGGTTCGATATTTCCAACTATTTCATGTCCATCCCTCGCAGCTAATGCGAATGGTGATCCTATGCCGCCGTATACACCTAAAATTTTCATCAATAATTACTCCTAATCCTGAATTGATTAACCATATTTTTTTTCATGTAAATCATAAAAATTTGGTCGAGGTTTAAATTGTGATTCATGATGCAGGATATAAGGTCATAATATCCTAACAGGAGGTGCCGTTTAAACCGATTTTGATCAGTCAGAACGTGGGTATTTTTCCACGGTTTGTTTTTCAGAAGGTTACATGCAATTCCCAAGTTATAACAAACGTTTAAAATGCTTTTACTCCAACAGTTATATTCAAATTGTATGTCTGCCGGTGTGTATTCGCAAATAATCAACAGCTCGGTATAAAAGTGTAATGTGTCGATCAATTCCTCCAAACAATGGAGGTGATTATTTTCGTTCAATGCCTCCTGGGCTTCGGTTAATTCCTCGGTAATTCGCCAGGCAAAATCCTTAATCAAGTATTGCCAGTTCCGATCGTCGAGTGAAAAGGGCCCTTGAACCAATCCCAGCCCCAGCTGATTGTGAAGTTCGATATGTTTATATTTTTCGTGCAGTTCATTTTGCCTTTTGAAAATCGCCTCGAAAATTTCCCTTTCAGTTTCGGGAATTTTAATATCGTCATCATTAATGTCTGTAATGTTCATTTATTGCCTCCATAAGTTGATTTTTGGTTGTTGTTCTGAAATCGATATTAACGATATTTACATCCGCCTTTAAACTGTGCATATAGCCCTCATAACGATCATATATAAATTTATAATTTTGATGCACAGCTATCACATGATTCTGGCTTTTATGGGGTTTATTTTTTAAAAAATGCAATTTAGTTTTTAAATACTCCCATCCCGGATTGCAATAAAAAATAATGGGATCGAGGGTTTTCAAATAACTGATTGCATACCCTTGAGAAATTAACGGTGTCCTCCCGGGTAACTGGCCGTAAATTATTTCTGAAATGCAAGGATGGCGATCGTAAATGACTTTCCGGGGAGCAAGGCTTATCCTTGTAATCAATTCCACGCTTGATTTGGGAGGGCCGCCAAAGTGGTGTAATTTTAAGCCTAACATATCGCTAAGCATTTTACCCACCGTGGATTTACCCCCTAAATCGGGTCCTTCTAAAATTATCATTTAAAAAACTCTCCTTTTTATGTAGAAATTATTTTAAAAAAATAGGGAACCCCGAAGGGCTCCCATTTATGCTATGCAAGTTTTTTGCCATTTGCGAGGGCCGAAAACAGCTTATACATCCGGCACCATTTTTTGACTGATTTTTCCGTAGTCACGGCGGCGATCATTGTCTCGAACTCACTTGCTGTAAGTTCGGGATTTTCGGCAAAGGCATCACATATGGCGATGTTGATTTTGCCGGCTTTCTGACCCTTGGGCTTTTTAGGCTTTTTGGGCATGTCGAAGTCATGCTCGGCGAGGACGTTGCGAAAAGCGGCGATGACTTTTTTCTCGGTGGCACCCTCGACTTCGGCAACAATCCGTTTGATGTCATCCTCGAGTTCATCGTATGACAAATCGTCTTCCCGGTCTTCCAGGGACTCGACGATTTCCGTTTCTGCTACCTGTTTTTCGATGTCGGCTTTGATTTCCTTCGGTGACCGAATCAATCCCTCGCCGATTGTGATAGCTTTGTAGAGGCGTACCAAGTCCGAAAACTTGATTCCTTCTCCGAACATGGCGGATTTGATTGTGTTTTCGTCCTGATTGGCCTTGAAGCCGGATATGATGATGTTTTTTGCAACGTCGTAAGTTTCTTGATCGATGCCTTTAGGTAAATTGGTTGTAGTCATGATAAAAATCCTCCTTATTGTGGGTTTAAAAAAAAAAAACGTTCAATCAAATTGTGGATACAAACTATCATAGCATAATGAATGTGTCAACAGAAAAATTAGGAAAAATTAACATCTAAAATTTTTTTATATTGTGATGATACGTCGATCAATATTTCCTTTGGCTCCCGCAACAATGCGTGATTTTTAAATAACTCCTTGATATTCTTAGGAATTAATGATTTTTCGCCTTTCCACCTAAATTTTACCCAATTTTTAGCTATGAATTGTGCATATCCCGAATGATCCAAACAAATATATTCGGAAATACTACCCTCGAGGGTGAGATATACGACTTTTAACGAATCGGGACTTCCCACTTTTTTGTGAATATAATAATAAATTTCATGTACTTGTTCCCATTTTGTTTGTTTTGTCTCCACCTGGATCACATCGACGTCATCCGCCTGGGATTTTATTTTTTGTTTAAATTTAAATTTATGCCCGCAAATGTCGCAAACCTTCGCCATGGTCGCCATATGACATCCACAATCAGGGCAAACCTTCATCGGCGGTGGCAAATTGAGTTTCTTTTTTCCCTTGGGCGTGGGAATCGTAACATTATTAATCGGTCCTAATCTCATTATATTTCCGGCAAAATCCAGCACCAAACAATGACTTTTACCGTTGAGGATCCTCAATCCTCGGCCAATCATTTGCACGTGCAGCACGGGGCTGGCCGTGGGTCGCAGTAAAACGATAAGATCCACGTTGGGCGCGTCAAAACCGGTTGTTACCATCCCAACTGAAACCAGCACCTGGATTTTTCCCGACTTAAAATCACGAATGATTTCTTTTCGGTTAATTTTTTTCTTGGTGTGTAAAGTTTCTGATTTGTACCCGTGTTTTTTCAATTCCTGATTGATATGCTCGGCGTGTTTAATGTCAATGGCGAAAACCAACCAGGACTTATAATTTTTCGTGCCGATTTTTATTAGCTCCTTAATCGCAGCCTTTGTTATTTCCTCACGGTCGCATTTTTCCGATAACTGCTTGGTATTAAAATCACCTGCGGTTATTTTTACTCCGTTGGTGTCCAGGAGCGTATCGGCTTGCTTTGATATCAATCGACATAAGTAACCTTCCTCAATTAAACGATTAAAATTCGCGGTGGATGTTAAATCATACGATAACTTATTAAAAATTGCGTCCTTCCCCTTGTGTATAAATCCAACTCCACGTCTGAATATGGTTGCTGACATGCCAACGTATTTAGGAATTTTCGATTTTTCAATAAATTGACGATACATGGATTTAGGCGATGGGGGGATGGTATGACATTCGTCTATCACGCATATGTGGAAATTAGTAAATAATTCAGGCTTTTTATAAATCGAATTTATCCCGGCAACTGTTATTTTTTCAATCGATTTTGATTTTAGGCCTGCACTAAAAAGCCCTATATTAATTTTTGGGAAAAATTTACATAAGGCTTCATAGTTTTGTTCGAGGATTTCCTGGGTATTTGAAACAACGAGGATATTAGAAAATGGATATTGCTCGAGGAAATCATAAATAAACCTACCCATTATGATTGTTTTTCCCCCACCCGTGGGTATCGCAATTAGTGGATTATGATTTTTTATGTCCTTTAAAACCATATCCTTAGCCTCTTTCTGATACCATCGATCATCATACCAAGTCATTTTTATTTTACCCAAATTTTAATGTATTTTTCCGGGAGCGTTCCACTTCCTTCGATTTGTACGGGCTTATTGCTTGATGCTGACCAATATACTACCGGAGTTTTAAAATATGAATCAATCGCCCATACACACAGCATACTAAAAACCAAGGCTAAAACTGAAATCGCAATTAATGTTTTCATACGTTTTTCCTCAACGGTGTTAAAAGTGAATACTTTGAACACGGCATCCTCTGCTGGCTGGTTGATAATTCAATGCCATGATGGGAGCATTGCCATTTACCTTCAGGCAATAAATCGCAATGATTACACGTCCTGCAATTTTTTTCAACCTGTTTTTCGTAGTGGCAAATCAAATTTGCCGAACAAAATTTACACTCATACCAGGTCGGTTTGAACGGTTTTTCAGGCGGGGCTTCGGCGAGAATTATGCTTTCAGCTTTTCGTTCCAAGTCGTCAGCAAAGCCCTTATCCAATTTAAGCCGTTCAATATACCACGCATCAGTATTTTTATTGACGGCAATAAACAAAGTCCGAGTAAGGCCAAATTTTCTCATATAAATTTGACATTGGGCATGGTAAATGGGTTTTGATACTTTTACCCCCTCCTTTGTAATTTTTTTAAAATATTTATCGGACATCGTTTTCATTTCAAGTAAATGTTCTGTTTTCGGAGCTTCCAAAACGCCCAAACAAACTCCATCCCGGTGTCCCTTGCAATGTCCATGAGCCATAACGACTTCGTCTTGATCGCCCCAACACCTGATTCCAATTTCCATCAATACCTTAATAATTTCAGGCTCTTCCCGATGTCCACGATTGAATAGCCTTTTCATCCGTGGCTCGAGGATATCGCTAAAACACCACCTGAAGGAATACCATAAATACCTCGGGCATGAATGACCAAGACTACTCATGCCTAAATATGGTCGAGGCTCGACTATTTTTCTTTTTGCTTCAATAGCCCTTAACGTTTTGTCCCTGAATTGCGATATATCAACCATTTATATTTCCTCCGGCATTAATTCGGTTCCAAATTAGTAAACAGCATTTTCGAGTTGCATGGATATCATTGTAGGCATCGTGGGCGGCTAAAGGAATTTTAAACTCCTCGCAAATCGTGGATAGTTTATAATTTTTAAAAATTTTTCTCCTCTCCGCCATTTCATATAAAACCGCCATAATTTTTAAATCGAGGTGCCCACCTATGATATATGAAAACAAGTATTGATCGTCATTGTATTTAAAAAGTTTATTTAGCATCCTCAAATCAAAATCAATATTTTGTCCACATGGGATAAATTTATCCTCCGGGTTATAACAATCGACGTACTTATTGAATAACGTTTTAATTTCCTTGTACCCATCGGCTGCCGATTGATACGTTCGCATCTCCTTAATTGGGATGCCGTGGGTGCGAATAGCCTGTTGTGAAATTGTATCGTATCGGGTAGGTGCTATTTTTATATTGAAGTCCTCCCTCGAGGAGTTCGTTTCAATAATTCCCGATATCTGAATAATATCATGCAATATCGGGTCCAATCCAGTTGTTTCAGTGTCGAACCAGAGAAATTTCATAAAAACTCTCCATGGCTTGTTTCAACAATGACGTTAAAACAAGCCATTTTGTTAATTAATTAATTATTCCCACGGGAGTTTAGTGGGTTTGGTTTTTTCCGTGGCATCGGCTTTAGTATCAACTTTTTCTTTAGGCTGTGCCGCATCGATGGATTCATAAAATTTGATGCTATTTGAAGCCGGGTGCAATGCCGAAGCCGGATTCACCTTCACTGTAATCAGTATCGGGATTCCATGAAGCTCCTCCGAATCCTGCACGCCTGATTTATTGCATGCCTGGCAAATCGTGTTAAGCGTTTTATTTGCGATTTCCACTGCTACCGGATTGGGATTGTCGAGATTCAGATTTTCCCACAACTTCCTGCCTTTGTATTCGCCATCCACAATCGAAAATTCGAGCTTCAGGTAATGCCCGGTTTTTGCCTTGGTCGCCTTAAACTCGGATTTTTTGATTTGTGCAACGTATTTACCCGCCGGGATGGGTGTGAAATCGTCCAGTTGTTCCTTGTTTTCGCCAGTGTTTGCCGCCTGAATAAGTCTCGCCATGATAAAACCTCCTTAATTTTTTTCCGAATCAGCTCCGGAAATTTTGTTGTAAATATAAGCCAAATCGGGTTTTTCAATGTTATTTAATTTTCCCGATCTGTCTTTCCCCTCGTATCGTAAATCAGCATACGTTTGGAGATATCGATATTCAGTCCCATCCTCGAGATTTCCGATTCGATACGCAAAAACCTCATCGAAAAAAAAGGGAAGGGCGTTTAAAAGTTGTTTTCCGGGCATTGACGGGAGATACATTGTCACCCCCACGTCGTTCAACACCCGAGCTTGCTTTGCCGAAAAATAAACGTTTTTCCCGTCTAAATCACGGAAAGCTCGAATGGTTTTAGTCATTTCATCCGCCAGTCGACCGTATGCCTGGCGAGCATCCTTGTCCTCCGCCTTGAACGTGGACAACAAAACCTCGGCGATTTCCGTTATTGAATCGAGGCAAATCGTTTTATATTGATTTGCCTCCTTTGAGAGTTTTATCCAATCATACACCTCGTTCACATCATCCACGGTTTTTACGTCGATGACGGGAATGTCCACATCGGCCAGGGATAGCAATCCCGCTTCTGCGGATATGATTAATGGATCTGGAGCGGTGGCGCACAGGCGGGTTTTACCGATTCCCGCAGGGCCGTATACAAGCCCCTTCACCCCGTGGGATTTAAAATCCCGAGTTGATTTTATTTTTATCGCCATTTTATACCATCTCCTTGATTGTCAACGTAGGCCTGCCGGGAGTTTCGATTATAGCTAAATCGAGTACCTCCCGCTCCGGCAATTTATTATATTTCCGTTTATCCAACGTGGGTTTTAGTTTTACCACGTTGAGTTCCTCCGGGGAGAGTTTATTGTAAATGCTATTGAATACCGCTTCGTCTATTTTTGTGTTAATTTTTGCCACGGCTTTAATTTCAAACCCCTCCAGTTCAATGACGGTGGTTTTATATTCACCGTGGGCATCGAAAATTGATGAGCAAAGTTCGACACGCAAGTTGGCTTCATCCTCCTTTAATTGTTTTAATTTCTTTGATAGCTCTCTCCATTCCAAAAATTTTTGGATGTCCATTTTTTTCCTCCTTAAAATTTGCGGCATTTATTAGCCTTATATCTTAAAACATGATACACATTATCACGTTCCAAGGGTGGAGTCAATAGGCGGATTAATTATTTAACCCGCCTATTTTATTATCTTATTTATTCAGGAGGTCGATTATCGTTGTCTTGACCTCAATTTTAAAAACCCATTTGCGATCGTTCCGGGGCGGGATTAACCCCAAATCTTCAATTTTACGAAGTTTCCTCCGCAGGGACTTGGGGTCGATTCCCAGCTCCTCGGCGAGTTGCACGGCGGTTATTGTTTTAGTATCAGTATCAGTCTCGGTTTTTTCGGATTCCTCGGCATTTTTGGCTTTGGATTTTTTGGATTCAGCCTTTTTGGCTTTGGATTTTTTAGCCGTTTTAGCCTTTCCGGTTTTTTCGGTTTTTTCGGTTTTTTCAACCTTTTTGGCTTCGGCTTTTTCAGTTTTTTCGGCTTTGGCCTTTTCGATTTTTTCAGCCTCGACCCTTTTCAATTTTTCATCCGTCTCCTTCAGGATCCACAACCGGATTTCTTTTTTAGCAGCCCGGCAGTTCCTTAATGGTTTTTTGCCGTTTTCAGTTCTCAAAGAATTTAAATATTCGACCATTTCCTTTTGTGTATTAAGTTTTGAGGTCATCGTTTTTTCTCCTTTGTTTGTATTTGTGTTAATCATGGTTACAAAATACTACAGTTTTTAGCTCGTGTCAACAGAAAACTTTAGTTTTTTTTATTTTTTTTTCAGTTTTATTAAACCTCCTCAATGGTACGCCGAATATAGCTATTTCCCGATTTAAGGGGTCATAAATCGGCATAGCCTGCTTTACGCATATGATACCATGTTTTTAGCCTGAACTTGAATTTTTCCACATGATAGGGCCTTTTATTGTCATGCCCAGGACCTGATTTTAATTTAGGCGTTTTATCGAACTTTGTTTTGTCACGCCTCGATGAATGGAAGTTGACTTTCCAGCCTGAAAGCCAGCGTCTGAATATGATGATCCTCGACTCCGGGAATATCGGAGCCGATTATTTTTTTGAAACTCCTTCAACGCTTGCACGTTTAAGGGAACGATGGTCAACCCACGTTCGTTAATATGGGCATTTTTCATTTCCGTGAGCTCCTGGAGTTTCTCCCGAATACCGAAAGCGAAGCCCGTTCTCCACAAACGGCGTTCCTTTCCACGTTGTGATACCGTCAACTTGGGCAAGGATTTTAAATACTCCTTCCATTTCATATCCCTTTGCCCGTAAATGACATCACTCATATATAAAGTTTGTTCGATATCAGCCGAACGCCCGACGTACAAGTACGCCCCGCCGGATACGGAGTTTTTTGTAATGAGTGCAACTCCGTTAAAATTTGCAATGGCTGAACGGAGGGACACGTCATATTTTTGGGGGGTTTTCGATTTGATACCCACTTCCTGCTCGGTGAAAAGCGGTTTTTCCTCCGCTTCAGCAATTTTGATGTCATACTGTGCCATCAATTCGGCGGCTTTGGCCTTCGCCGCCTTCGCTTCGTGGGTTTCTGAATTGTTTTTTGACAGGGCCAACAGTTTCAAAATTTTGTCGAGTACGTTTTTTCGAGTCATCATTTGTAACATCTCCTTATTTAGGATTAAGTTAATCATGGGAGGCAAATTAACATAGCTTTTAGCGCCTGTCAACAGAAAAATTTTAGAAAAAAGTCATAAGCAATTATCATGCCAGTATAATAGATTGACACTAATTTTTTTAAATGTTATATTTAAAATTGTTTCACGCTGGAATTACATCATTATATATGGAGAATATCATATGAAACAAGTGTATATCGGTGAGCATAAGCATACAGCTGTGTTAAAACCGTTTGAAATCGACTCGTTATCGAGTTTTTATGAAAAATTCGTAAAAAACCCATTAAAGGGAGGCAAAGGAGGTTTTTATTTTACTACCGCATCAGAAGTGGAGTTAACGTTCGCATCGAAAATAAACACAAAAGACGGCAGGGACAAGGATCATTACAGGAGGAATTTAAAAACTCATATGTCGAGTTGGTGCGTGTGCATCGATGGCGACCAATCAATCAGTAACTCTGGCTCCTGTGTCGATCCGATTTTAATTCATCAATCGTTGAAAGCTCAAAATATTAATCACATCATTTACACGACCTCCTCATATAATCCTCCACAGGTGTTTAAATGGCGATTAATCGTTCCTTGTGAATTAAAAAAGGGATCATTTTTAAAACAGCGGCATATAGCCACGGTTGCAAAATTGTATGACCTGATTAATTGCAAGGACTTGAAGCAATCGAACGAATCATTTACACTTCCACAAATGTGGTTCCTGCCTGCCGTGCCTGATCCGGGTGTTTCTGAATACCAATGTTTTTATCATTTTTCAGGCGATGACTTAACACCAATGGGACCTGGAAACAAACAAAATTTACCTACTGGTAGTACCAGTTATTGTCCTGAATCGGAAATAGTAAATAATATCGTTCATGGCATTTCTCCACTGCACGCCTCGATCAATAAATATATTTATGGCAATATTCAGGATGGGCGAAAACCTGAGGCGATAAAAGCCACATTGCATGGTTTGACGTCTGGCTGGAACATGAACGATGATAAATTAAAAAAATATAAGGAAGACCTGAATCGTTTGGTCGATGCTGCAGCAAGTAAATTTAAGCATCCAGAAAATGATGATCATTGGCAAGTGGAGGAGGAAAAACGAACGAATAAACGGGTATATACAAGGTATCCAGATCAAGGTGGATTATTTGAGGAGCTCGTGAAATGTTGCATGGACTGGATGATATTTCCGAATAGGCAAATAGCTGTTACTGCTGCCCGGACGGTAATTTCCACGTTGGGAGCTCGTAGTTATACACTTCCCACGGGGAAAGGAATTGCATTGACGGCATTAATTACTGGGCGTTCGACGATTGGAAAAAGTAATATTAAGAAGTTTTTCATATGGGTACTCGATAATTTTGTTTTAGGAAGCAGGAGTCAGGAATTTCTGGGTGCACAATATTACACGTCCGTAAAAAATATGGTTGAGGATTTAACGGAAAAATATTCACTTTTATCAGTTCGTACCGAATCGGGCCAGTCCGACAAATCAAAAGCAGGGGATATGAGTCGGGTAATGGCATATGAATTAGAATTTTCCACGGAGTCGGGTGAATCCGGCTATATTTCCTCCGGAGCCCAGAACGATAAAATTCCCGCTTTGTATTCGCCTGGAGTAACGACAATCCGGGAGTCGGTTGCTGAAATTCAATCAGATGCCGACGTAATGAACCAAACGACGGTTGCCGGAGTTGCAGGTCGAAGGAGCCACGTCATCATCGATCCAATTAAAGCACCGATGAACACAAACCGAATTGATAAGGTTCCAACTAAAATAAGGAAATTAATTAATCAATTATATAAAATCGCCTCAGACCCCAATAAAAAGGATTGCACGCGACCGTTGGAACCTAAACATTGGATTTATATTCAATATGCAGACGAAAAGTTTTTTAGGAGTCGTTGGCAATATTGGCTCGATCAAGAAAATAAAGCCGCACTCAATCGGGATGACTACGAATCCACGTTCTACGGGAGACTTTACGAGCGAGTTCCTGCTTATGCTGGCATTCTCGCCGTCTGCGATAACCCCGAAAAGCCGATAATTACTAATGATCACTTGAAAATCGCTGAAAAATCGCTATTTGCCGAGTTTAATGCCCACAGGAAGCAGGAGGAGACAGGCGTCTTTGACTCCGAACTCGATAAATTAATTAAGAAAATTGAGGAGATTTTTGTCGGCGATATGACACCACTCGTAAAACATTATAAAAAATCACTGCGAGAAGTGGGTGAAAAGGAACTAAAAGACGGGGCGATGGAATGGGTCCCACTGCGGAGTAAAATCAATCGGCGATTGAGGAAGCTATCGGAACGTGAATTAAACGAATTTAACAGGAATAAATATTCATTATTGCGCGATATAAACATCCACCAATTAAGTAAAGACGAAACTTTAGAGTTATATGGGCATGCACGACTTACGTTTAAACGCCTATAAATCTTGTACGACGAAAACGCCTCATACAGGGGGCGTAACAGCAACTATTTCTAATGAAATCAATATGTTACAGCAATCTTATACGCTTATACGCCTCTCGCGCATCTGTGCCTCTGACTCCTCCCTAGCAAAAAGCGTGCCAGGCCTGAGCCAGAGTTTTTTTTTTATTTCCCGTATTTCAGTATAAGAATATATATATATATATAATAACATATTCATATCATTAGAAAAAAGTGCTGATACGCTTTTCTTGTACGGGGTAGATCTTGAACGCAAGAGATGAGACACTTCTGTATCACAAGCAAAGAACGTGCCATTAAGGTTTTTTATAATGATTTCAACGAGTTAAAAAAA